CTAGAATCTACATAATTCATAAAGAATCTATTATATGTATCAGCATTAGAAAAAACATTATCTCCTGTCCATCTATTATTAGTAAAAAATATTAATTCATTATTACCTCTAGGAAATACATCAGCTAAAAAATGAGCATAAATTTCTGTTCTAGTAATATAATAACTTAACAATGCTTCTCCTATTTTTAAAAGAGGAGTATCACTTATATCATAATAAGTTTTATCATTCATTAATTCCCCTAAGAAATCATTAGCTTTTAATGTTATCTCATAAGGAAAAACATTGTTTTCTATAGAATCATAACCTGAATTAAGATTTCCAAACCATATAATCACAAAATTTCTTCGAGCTACTAAAAAATACTCTCCATCATCTGCTGCTAATAAAGTAGTTAGGAATGTTTGTTGTGTAGCATTTTGAACTATAAACTGAAAAGTAAGTTCTGAAGGCATAATAGTATCTTTTCTATTATCACTCCCTTTATATGATAACCTAAAACCACCTTTTCCTGTATCAAATGTATTGCCTGTAGAAGAATCAGATTTACTCCATAATTCTAAATCAAATCTATTATTCCTTTCAGAATAAAATGTAGCAGTATAATTTTTATAAGCCATATTAACCTAATGAATTTCTGTGCCTGTTAGCTCTATCAAAAACTATTAATAAATCTTCTCCTGATATTCTTACATCAGGAATAGTCATCATGTTAGCAGTTTGTGAAGCTGAACTAATATGCCCTCCTGATGATCCCGAAGGAGTAAATAATTCAGGTCCATGTTCCCCTACAAGATAAGGAGTACCAGCACTAGCAAATCCTCCAACTGCTTTACCTTCAAACATACTCCCTCCTTTCATTAAATTTCCGAAGTTTTTCATAAAATCAGCACCACCTGCTGCTGATTGTGGAAATATAACAGATAACAATGCTGCCAATATTACTGCCTTAGCTATCATTTTTACCATTTGTTTAATAACCCCTGTAGCAAATTCTTTAAATGATTCTTTAGTATTTAATGCTGCATCTACAATCCCATCTAACTGCTGAAACATTACTTCTCCCATAGTACGAGTACTCTCTGTCATTGTAGTAATAGCAGTATTCATAGGCTCAAAAGTTAATCCCCATTGTTCTGCAATAGAAGGAACTAACTTAACATAATCTGATGTGGCAGTAGTTAAATCTTTAGTTTTAGTAGTAGTAGTTTCTAATTCTGTCTGAGTATCTCCTAATGATGAATTATAATTATCAGCTCTTTTCTTAGCTTCATCTAATATTCTATTTAATTCTTTCTGTTCATCTGATAATTCTTCTGTAGTTTCAGCAGCCTCTTCTTCACTTGTAATCATTGCAACTAATCCAATCCCTAACAAAGCTATACCTGCTGCTATTCTATATAATGGATTGGCTTGTAATAATGCAAATAATGAAGTAAATGCAGTTATAGCTGCAGGAAGTACTGTAGCAGATAAGAACATGAAAGCAGAAGCTATTCCACTAACACCTGTAATTAGTTTAGATATTATAATTAATGCAGGTCCAATAGCAGCAATAAACAAACCAAATTGTATTCCTGTTTCTATTTGTTCTTTAGTTAATGATCCTAAAAATTTAGTTAATGATTCTAACTTTTCTCTTAATGGATCCATTAATGGAAGTAATGCCTCTCCTACTTGTTCAGTAAAATCTCCTATAGCCATTCCTAACTGTTGGTAAGCTCCAGCTCCTGAAGTAGCTGCTGCTATACCTCTCCCTTCAAATTGCTCTGCAATAACACCAACTGCTTCACCAGCCTTTAACTGCTCAGTAGTTAATTCTTTTAATGCAGGTATTGATTCACCTAATTCACCTGTTAATCCTGCAAAAGTTTTTGCTAAGTTTTTTACACCAAATTCTAAAGTTTGACCTGTACCAGCAGCCAAATCAATAGATGCAGCTATAACTTTATTAATCTGCTCCTCAGTCATTCCTAAAGAAGCTAAATATGATTGCTGTTGTATTATCTCTTCATCACCAAATAAAGATACTTTCTGAAATTCTTGGGCTTGTTTAGTTAATCTCTGAAATGCTTGTTCATTACCTTTTAAAGCAGTAAATAATCCTGCTTCTGCTTTAGCTTGAACATCAAATGCTTTTAAAGATGCAGCTCCGAATGCTGCCATTGGAAGAGTAAGAGAAGTAGAAAGAGATTTACCCATTCTCTCAGTACTTCTACTCCATTTCCTCATAGATCTCTGAGCCTTCTTTAGTCCCTTAGTTAGACCTTCAATCTTAGCTCCTACAAGTACATTTAATCTAGATTCTGCCATTAGAAATCTTTTAATCTATCACCTAAAGCCTTAATATCTTCAGATGTCATTTTTTTATGTTTACTTTCCCAATCAAATTTGATTAAATCTGTTTGTTTTACTTTGTGCTTTTTTTCTAGATGTACATTTAATAGCAATGTAGTTTGCCATCTACATCTAATCCATTCAGCCCTCTCTCTATGTTCTTCTGCTTGATAATACCCTTTTAAAGCATTATCAAATTGTCTGAATGTTAAATCATCTAAAACATCAGGAGAATATCTTAAAACTCCTAATCCTTGTTTATCTATATAATCAAAAGTAATAGGCTCAGAAGAGGAATTATCCCCTCCTGAAGCCTCTTCTACTTTCCCTCAGAGAATGGCATTGATTTTCCAAAAACATCCATAATACCATTTAAAGCTCCCTGATTATCATCTATTAAATCACTTAAACCATCAACATCTAAAGAAAATTTCTTTTTTGCTTTTCTATGTCCTTCTTGAAAACCTATATATATTAAATTTATAAGATCATCAAAAGTTATTTTATCCATCAAATCTCCTCCACTAAATACTGATAAAGGAATATTATATTTAGATGTAAACTTTCTCAAAGCTCCTATCCCAAAGTGAACAGGATATTCTTTTTCATTTAATGTTACTGTTTGCATAATTTATATTTAGATAATATTAATTTGTTCCTTCAGTAATAGCACCTGTTAGTTCTATAGTTATAGAGCAAGTAGCATTATCTTCTACAGGAGCTGATACTTCTAGAGCAGTCATATATCCTGCTGCTGTATAGTATTTATCTCCTGTTTCTGCTGTAGCTATTTTAACATATATTTTAGTTCTGTTATGAAAATATCCAAACAAATCATCAAAACCATATACTGCTGCTGCTGAAGAATCTTTTTCTGCATAAAAGAAATTTCCTGATACAGATCCTGATCGAGTAGATTCCAGCAACTCTCTATAACCTGATGATGCTTTGTTAGTTATTTCTCTTGTGTCCATTGCTAGAGAAAGAGATGCATCTTGAGAGAAAGCTATTGCTGTATAAGTTCCTCCTGATGATGTCGATATATATAACCCTATATCTGTCCCATTAAAAATATTACTTGTCGCCATTTTTTACTTTTTTTCTTTTTTTGTTTTTAAATATTTGTTATCCCATTCTAATACTGCAAACCCTTCATCAATTATTTTTTCTGCCGACTGATTACAAACATCAGCAGAATCTCCTACATTCATAGGTTTAAACATCTTAGAATATTTTTTTATGAAATATATCTTCATAGTTTTATCTTTTTACTCTCACTCTGTACAATTGCTCTATTACAAATATAGCAGATTGTCCTTGATGAGTTTTTTGAATTATGTTATCATCTGAATCTATAAAAAAGATACTATCTACTTTTATAGTGTTATATGTTCCTGATACATGATCTAATGCTGTTCTTACAAATTTAGCTAAAGATGTAGCTGAAGAATAATCATCATGTAAAGTAGTTACTAAAACTTGATATACATCTACAGGAGATACTTGTCCTTTTACATCTGTAGTATCTGTATTAGTTACTTCATATATTATAGAAGGAGTTACTACTTCAGGATCTTGAGCCTTGTTTGGATCAGGAAAAAATACAGGCTTTATATTAGTAGTTACACCACTAACATTACCATTATTAGATAATATATTATATATAACTTTACCTACTAGCATAAGTACTCTGAACTGTATTAAACTTATCTTTTAAGATTTTCTCCATTGTACTTAATGCAGTACTTCCTCCTGAAGCTACAGCTCTTTTTATTGGCTGTCCTCCTAATTGCCATGATTGATTTAGCTTAGTTCCTTGCTCTAAGAATCTAACATACCATCCATCAAATTTAGGATTTTTATTATTTCTCTTAGTTACAGGTCCTACAGTAACATCATTAAACTTTCTGTTTAATCTAGATTGAAAAACTTTAACTGATTTCTTAGCAGTTCCTACAGGCTGATAAGTACTTAATACTCCATATCCTTTAGGAGCTTTATACTTACCTGATACTTTAGGAGTACTATATCTCCCTGTTACTCCTAATGGAGATTTTCTCTTAGGTATTCTCTTCTTAATCTCCTTCTGTATAATCTTACCTCCAGCTTTAGCTAAATTAGTTCTAAACCTCTTATATTTAGGTTTTTCCATTACTGCTGAAAACTCTCTAAGCATCTTATCAATGTTTAATACTTGATTTTTATCTACTTTAAGAGTAAACTGATTTTTACCAAAGTTAGCACTCATTACACTCTACCTTTTGAATATATCTCTATAAATTCTCTATTTCTAAATCCTACAGGCTTTACTTCAATTATAAAAAAATAAAAAAATGTTGTATTAGTAGGATCTTTAATTTTCAATCTATATAGATAGGGATTAGCTAATAAATCTTTATAATCAATATAATTACCTGTTACTTTTATCTTAGTTATATTTTGCTCAACTTGATTTCCTATATCAGAAGATCCTGATAAATATTCTATCTTGCTCCATAATGTACTATGTGCAGTCCAATAATTAGTAGATTCTCCATAATCATTAGCATCCCCTTTAACAGAAAACTCTAAATAAACTAAATCAGAAAAATCACCTATATTAATTTCATTAGACATTATATAGTAGCTAATTTATATGGATTTAACAAATACTCTGCAAGAGTAGGCATAGTATGAACTCTGTTTACTCTGTTAGTGTAAAGCTCTCCAATAATTAAAAACATTGCTTGTTTTATTGCATATGGAATATTAGCATCCCACCCTGCATTAAATGTAATTTTAACTGCATCCATTCTAGGATAAGTATCAGGATAGTTATAATTATCTATTGGTAATATATAAGCAGGAGCTACAGATTGATCTAAATTATCATCATAATTATCAGATACAAGATAATTAGATGAGTTTAATGTTTGTAAATTATTAGAACTATCATGATATTTTATATGAACAACATTATTAACCATACCTCTATTAATATCTATTCTATTTAGAAAATATGGGAGCTGCAATACAAATTGAGTTTTTATTAAAATAATACCTGTATAATTCTGCACCATTTCAGTAGCTACATTTATTAAATTTGTTAAATAAGTAGTTTCTCCTGAATCTACAGCAGTAATTCTAAGATGCTCTCTTACCTCTGCTACTGTTAAAGCAACAGCATCAGCATTCGCATCTTGAAAATATCTCCCTAATTGATATGGAGTACCTGCATTATAAGGAACTCCTGAAGCATATGATACATAATTATATCCCATTGAACAAAATATAAAAGAGAAGGAGTTTCCTCCCCCTCTTTATTAATAATCAGTTATTATGATGTAACTTTGTTAGCTATAGAAGCTGGAGTAGTAGCAACTCCATCAAACATAGAGTTAGCAACAATTCTTCCAAGCCCTGCACCAGCTAAACTGTATGGATCGAATAACAAATCTAAACTTCCAAATACTCCCACATGGAATCGGCTGAAATCTGCGAACAAAATTTGATCCGCTGCAGATCCACCATTACCAACATTAGAAGATACATAGTAGTTATATCCATTACAAGTTTTAGCAATAGGATCAACTAAAGGAGATACTGAAGATACAGCAGCTAGTCCTTTAGCAGTAGCTAATGCATCAGCATTAAATAAAAATCCTAATCTAGCAATAGCTGGATTAACTCCTGCACCAATTAAATTACCTTCCATAGTGTAAGCAATAGCAGCAGTTAATGCATCTCCTGTAATATCAGCAGCATCTGCAAAAATAGATTCAGGAGCTCCTGAGCCTTGATCAGAAACAGCTAACAATGCTGATTCTAAAGATGCTATTTGAGATGCTGCCATGTTTCGTCTAAATGCTGCCTCAGCTCCTGTATTCTGAGTAAGTAACTCAGATGTCATATTTACGACAGAAATTAATTTCTTAGGATCTAAAGTAACTGAAGTTAAATCACCTTTAGCTTCTACCTCTGTAACATCAGATGTAGATTCTGCTTTCCATACAGAACGAACATTCTGTACTATTGGCATCTTTCTATCAGCAGTCAATCCTGTATAAATGTTTGCTCCTGCTTCACGAAGTACAGAGTTAGCAAATAACTGATCTGTATAAGATCCAATTTCTACAGGAGGAACTGCTACTGCATTAGCATCAGCTCTCTGCTGTAATACTCCCATAGGAATACCAACTCCACGAATTAAACGATTTGGCTCATTTAAACGAGCTTCAGCATCCATTTCCTTAACTAACCCTTCCATACGACCTGTATAAGCAGCTTTAACTGCATCAGTAAATCGGTACTGAGTTTGTTCTTTTGGAGCTTTAGGAGTTAAATCTAATCCTGATGTAGCTGCTAAAGATGATTGAATGTTTTCTAGCTTTTCAGCTCTTTCAATGTTTTTATTTAACTCATCAACTTTCTCAGTCATTGAATCAAAATCTACATTTTCATCAGCAGATAATTCACGATTTTCTGTTTCTGCTAATTTTACTAGAGTATCTAGTTTTTCCATTACTGAAGATCTCTCTTCTTTTAGTTTTAAACTGTTCATTTGTTTTTCTTTTTTAATAATCTAAGTTTCAATTTTTGATAATAACTCTTTGGAGTTACCTCTTTTACTTCCTCTTTTTTATCTGTTAAGGATTCAGCTTGTTCTAGGGATCTAGCACTAACTGATGCTGATGCATATGCTGGAGTAGTTACAGGAGAAACATCATAAAGAGTATCAATAGAACTAATAGTTCTAATAACCTCTCCATCTCTTTTCTCCCATGTATCTCCTCCTTTAGCAATTGTAAAAGCAAATGAAGAAGAGTTAATATCTCCCCTCTGTATGCTTTCATATAAATCCCTTGCATATGACTGATTCCCTAATTGCAATCTATATTTAAGACCTCTCTCATCTACTTCTAATTGTAGAGTTTGAGGAGATCGTCCTAATACATAATCATTACTATGATTAATCAATGCAACTGTATTAGACATATCTGTATTCTCAAAAGCATTCCTATCTATATATTCATAGAAGCCTCCAAGATTTTTAGATCTGCTATCAAATACTGATGCATAGCCTTCAATAAACATATCACCATTATCATCCTGACGAACTTCAAATGATGATATATCTATGTTTCTTGTTTCTAAATTATTATTCTTCATCTATATCTTCTTTAGTAGCATCAGACATATTTAGAGGAGTAAGAAACTCATCCAAGCCTTCAACTTTATTCATGTTCTCTAATGTTCTTATCTCATTAGCAGATAGCCAACCCCATTGCCGAGCTATACTGTAAGCATTATATCTACTCTCTATATCTCCTCTGAGTATACCTGAAGCATTAAACTCAAAGAATAAATTTTCCTTTTCATCATCTCTGAGTAGTTTTTTGTTTAGCTCCTGTTCTATGTTTACTAAATAAGGAAGTAAACAATTTCTATAGAACATAATGCTCTGCTCTTCAACATTAGCTCTACTAGATGAATCTTTCATAATACCAATCTGAGAAGGAGGAACTGCAAATATAGATGCAATCTCTTCTCTAGTAAACTCCATCTGTCTGATTAAATCAGAATCAGCAGGAGTAAGATTCATTCTGTGGTATTCTATTCCATTAGGAAGTACTGCTGTGGTATGAGCATTCCCTATCCCTGAATACTTTTGATTCCAGCTATATCTTAACTGCTCAATAGTTTCAGGCTTTAATGGAGAAGGAGATTTTAAATATCCTGATATATTACCTCCATTAGAGAAATAGTTAGAAGCATATTCTCTAGATTTTACTCCTAGCCCTAAAGTAGATGCATACATCTGCAAAGGAGAATAACCATAACATCCATCAAATGATAAGCCTGATATATGTAGGACATCAAAACTATTTAATGGCTGATCTACTCCTTGAACTTCATAGAAGATACTCTCTTCATATTTAATAACTCTAACATTAGAAGATTCTAATGGCATCAGCTCAACAGGAATACCTTGATTATTTCTAATTATAACAGAATAAGCATTACCCTCTAGCAACAAATTAATCATCTGTTGTACTCTCCATGTATAAGATGTATTAATAGAGTTAGGAGTATTATGAAGTAATTTATATAATATATGAGATCTCTCTAGAATCTTATCTCCATCCTCTTCTCTTCTGTATAATGATAATGGAAGAGATGCAACTGCTGTGCTGATAGCTCTAACGCACCCTGTTACAGCAGCAATACTCATAGCTTGTTCCTTAGAAGAAACTACTCCTGAATTATTATTAGAGAAAAAGGTAGTATTATTGAAAAATCTTTCTTCTTTTTTAGGAGAGAATACTCCTTTGATTCTATCTAGTAATCCCACACTTAACTAGGTATAATTATACAATTATGCAATATATGTATATATTTTAAAAAAAGATTGAAATAATTTTGGTAGTTATCAAAGAATGTTTATCTTAGCACTATAATTAAAAACAAACCCTAGAAATTATGACAAATTCAAGAAATTACAAAGTAGGTGAATTTTATAGCTACAGAAATGAAACAGAATCTAAAATTGTAGAGATAAGAGGATTAATGTTTACTTTTTTAGTATTGGAAAACGGTAACATTGTGTCTATTTGCTAAATTAATAACAGGGAGCTTAATGCTCCCTTAACCCTAAATAAATTATTATGAATGCAGATGAAAAACTAAAAGCAATGATTATCCTTTACAAAGGATTAAGTAAAGATAATCAAGATTTACTGAGGAGCTTTGTTAGTACATATCAAAAGCAATTAGATAAGTTAGAAGAAGAGAAGAATGTTCTCAGAGATCAACTTATTAAACTAAGAAACTCCTCATATTAGAGGAGTTTTTTTTTACTCAAATATTAAACCTATATATAAGATTCCTAGAAAGAATCTAATTTCATTGTCATCCATTGTTATACCAAAGCATAACCCTTTAATCATTGCGAACTCTACTGTCATCATATAAATACTATTTCTGTTTCTAAATCATCTGATTTCCTGTCATCAAGATATTCCACCATTGCATTACACAAAGCTACTATCCCATCTATTTTCTCTGATGATTTCCTTCTGCTCCATCTCTTATTATCATTCTCATCAAATAATATTACTGCATTATCTACATTCCATGTTAAAATAGGATTGCCTCCATGCTGTAAAGTTTTAGCCTTAATCTGATTCTCCATCTCTACAATAGCTGGAGTCCATGTATAACTTCCCTGAGCTACTTCTGAACAATCTATTCCATGTTCATTAAACAAAGATAAGATTAATTCTGTGGCATACTTTCTATCGTACCCAATTCTAATAATATTATACATATCATTAATCTCTAGGATTCTTTTCTTTATTAATCCATAATCTATAATATTCCCTTCTGTAGCTTCTATAAATTTATTTCTTTCCCAAACATCATAATTAACTCCCTTCTTCATGGATCTACCCTTAATACTTTCTTCAGGAATCCAAAAGAATGGAATGATATAATTTTTGCCATCTACATCAGGGAAGTATAAAACTAATGAAGATAAATCATGAGATTTAGATAAATCTAATCCAGCATAGCAATCA